AGATGTGCCAATTAGAATTATTACTAGACAAGAGTATAATGTTCTAGGTAACAAAACTTCTACTGGCAACCCAATTCAAATTTATTATGAACCTTTAAATGAATATGGAATTTTGCATGTATTTCCTGTGCCTTCTACTGTTGAACAAACAGCTAACACAATTGTAATTTACTATCAACGTCCTTTTGAAGATTTCGATGTTGCCAACGATACACCCGATTTTCCACAAGAATGGTATGATGCTATTACTTATGGTCTAGCTACAAGACTTGCTCCTGAGTATGGTTTAGATATGGCTAGTCGTAAAACACTATGGCAAGAAATGTCAATTATTCGTCAGGAGGCCCTTAATTTCGGTTTAGAAGAAGGTTCTCTTTTCTTTGGTCGAGAAAATAGATCATGGTAATGGATCTTGCACAGCAATATGATCAAACTCTACAGAATACAATTGGTCAATCTCAACGTGAGCGCAATCGCGCACTCCGTCAAGCACAAGAACAGGGTACTAGTCAATTAAGTAATGTGCCGGGTTCTAGTACTTGGTCTGATCGAGGTACAAGTGGTTTTCGCGGGGCAGGATTCCAAGAGGTATCCAATCCACAAATAGATACAAAGACTAGAGCTTTTCTTGGAAACACCTTAGGTGATTACACAGAAGGTGGTAAAAATCAAGCTGGTTATTATGGAACAGACAATCCATATACACAAACAGGTGCATACAATTTAGCTAAAAAAGGCGGATATGATTATGCACCTAAAACGCTTCAAGCTCAGTTTCAAACTGTTGGTGCATCTTTACCTAGTATGTATGGTAAAAGTTTAGCTAATCAAAGTATACGTGAATTTGGTGATACTTATTTAAAAGGTCGTGAAAACGTACCTACTAGGTATAATGAGGATGGTACTGCACAAGTCCCAACTAGAGATCCAAAATCCTTTTTTGCTAATATAAATAAGTATACTAACCTAGGATTTAAGCCGGGACAAAGTAGACAAGGATGGGAATATAACCATTCAGACTTTAGTCCAGTAACACCAAGTCCTTACGGAGATTCATGGACACGTGGAAATACCATTGTTCGATATAATCCTGAACGTGGGTTTTCTCAACAAGAGATTAAACAAAAAACTGGATTATTGGGTGGTATCTTTAAACATCTTGATCCTTTCCTAGACAAGATTGATCCTCTTCATAATATTGTACAAAAAGCAACTACAGGAGAATCTACTACAGAAGGACAGTCTCCATACTTTCAAAAGATTGCTCCAATGATTGTAGACTTATTCTTGCCGGGGGTAGGTTCTGCAATTTCTGGACTTGATTCGGCTTCTACTGGAAACGGTAAAGGTGTCTTAGGTTCTGTTGCCGGGATGGGATTAAGTGCTGGATTAAATGGAGTTGATTTAACTGGTATGGGTACTACTGCGAATGCTGCAGCTACAGGAGCTATTAAAGGTGGTGTAAGTTCTGCAATTTCTGGAAATAATATTTTGAGGGGTGCACTTGCTGGTGGAGTTGGTAGTGGAGTAACTAGTGGATTAGGGAGTATGTTTAATAATTCAAGTTTTTCTTCTCCGGGTGCAAAAGCTGTCGGTAATTTTATCTCTGGTGCTGGTGGTAGTTTAGCTTCGAATTTATTTAAAAAGAATACTGGTCAAGGTATGTTACAATCAGCTTTAATCTCAGGTTTAGGCAGGTCTCTTAATGGATCTCCAAACACTGCCGAAAATACAAAGCAACGTTCAAATACATTGAACTCACTTTTTCAACGTGGAAATAAATAATGGCAAAACAATCACAAGCCGGACAACCTCAAAAGGTTCGTCTTCCTTTAATGGGAGCATATTCTAATAGAGATTCAAGTAGTACAAAAGACCAACGCTTTGTGAATATGTTTCCTGAAACGCGCAAAGTTGATCAATTAGAAAACACGAAAATCTTCATTACAAAAAGACCGGGACTTTCTACATACAACTCTTCTGGTGTTACTGGAGAAGGTCGCGGAATGTTGTGGTTTAATGGAGCAGCGTGGGTAGTTATTGGAAACACTTTATATAGAATTACATCAAGTACTACTACAGCTAAACAAGTGTTAACAACTTCAACTGGATATGTTGGTATGATTAATGCTAACTCTGCTTCTATTGGAAACTATGTTTTCTTTTGTGATGGAGTTAAGGGTTATATTATTAAGTCAGATGATCTAGTAACAACTATTGTTGATGCTGATTTTCCAACACCTCATATTCCAACTCCAACATTTATTGATGGTTATATTGTCTTAGCAAAAGGTAGTGATGTTTATACGAGTGTTTTAGATAACCCATTAAGCTGGGTTACTGATAGTTACCTAACCGCTGAAATGTTTCCAGACGATATTCGAGCATTAGCTAGGCAGAATAATCAAGTTGTTGTTTTAGGTCGTAGTTCAATTGAATTTTTCTATGATGCTGCGAATGCTGCTGGATCACCTTTGTCTAGAAATGATTCTACTACAATTCAAATGGGCACAGCGGCACCATACGCAATTTATCAAAATGAACAGTTTTGTTTGTATATCTCTGCTTCTGAATCTGGTGGTCGAGCGGGTTGGCTTATTAAAGGTTTTCAACCCCAGAAAATTACAGATGAGTATATTGAACGTTTGCTAGACGCTGAATCAGATATGGACGATTGTCGTGGATTTGGTATTCGCACAAAAGGTCATTTGTTTTATGTTATCAATTTAAAAACTACTGGAAGGACTCTTGTATATGATGTGGACGAAAAGCTATGGCATGAGTGGTCTACAAACACCGCTGGAAATCATGGAGTTTTTACTTACGATTTCATGTGTGATCCCGGTCTTGGGTATGCACTTGTTTTACACTCCACTAATGGTACAATCTACAAAGTAGATGTTAATTCCTATGTAGACAATGAAACTACAATCCTATGTGATATTGTAACCAATAAATATGATATGGATAGTTATCACAGAAAGTTTATGTCTTCACTTAAACTAGTCGGTGATAGTTATTCACCTAATAATATTGTTTCTTTCTATTGGACAGATGATGACTATCAAACATGGTCTAATGAAAAACAGATTAATATGAATGATGATTTTCCAGCTTTCCAACGTTTAGGTTCTTTTCGTAGACGTGCTTTTCGATTCTTTCATAATAGCAATGCTCCACTACGACTTGAGTCTGTTGAGGTTGAGTATCAAGAAGGAGCAACATAATGGCAGATACTACTCTACCGCCCCCTCCAATTAACGACAAGCCTGGTTCATTTACATGGATGGAATGGTATAGACAATTACGAAAGTATGTTTCTACAACTGGATCTGTTCCTTGGTATGTTATTAACTTTGCGGGTTCTAATATAACAGACATTGCAGTTAGAAAACACAACGATTTGCAGATAATTCAAGGAGGAACTGCTGGAGAACATTATCACTTGTCTGCTACTCAATATGCAGGGATGAGTAATGAATTAGATGTCGAATTGCAAACTTCTGGTACAGTTCTACCCATTGTTCCAACTTTGTTTTCTCCTGCTAGTGCTGTTGTTGTTAATACCTCCGGTATTACTTATAATATTGGTACAGGAGAGTTTACATTTGTTAATGGTGGTGTTTACACAATGTCTTTAACATTAAATGCTTCTTCTAGTTCAGGTAATAGAAAAGTATATTTCTATGCAGAACTTGATACAGGATCAGGATTTAGTATTTTAAGATATTCAGCTAGATCTAAAGAAGTTGTTCCAAGTGTTGAAGATCAAGTTCTCTTTACAGCAACTTTAAAGATACCTGTTGGAGCAAAAACTAGACACTACATTTGGGCTAGTAGTAATACAGTTACTTTAAATTCTACAGATGTGCCCGGTACAACCGCAGGAACAGTTACATTACCTGCTATGCGCGTACAATGGACAGGTTCTTTATAATGATTGACAAAGTTACAAACTTATGGTATACTACCAATATACTACTTACACAAAGGAAATATAATGGACGATGAAGATTTCAGCGGGATGTATGATTCTGGTATTTACGGTGGTGATACTGGTGATTTTAACTGGGATACACAAACGAATGATATGTACACAGGAGCTCCTGTAGACACTAGTTGGATGAACCAAGGTGGTTATTCAGAGGATCAGTTAAATAATCCCGGTCTAACTTCTATGCCTACTTTTAATACAGGATGGGACCCATCAGAAGGAATTCCTTGGAGTTCGTCCCAACCAAATGAAATGGGACAATTTACTGGTGGTCAGACAATGGCTCCGCCAGAATGGTTTAATCAAACCCAATCTCAAGGTAGTGGTTTAGATCGTGGTATGGATAGTATCTCTAGTGTATTGAGTAATCTTTTTAATGGTAACTCTGGGATTACTGGAAAGCAATTAGGAACGATAGGTGCAGCTTTATTAGAAGGTCGCTCGAACAGACGAATGGCTAGTCAAATTCCTCAA